AAGGATTCCCTTGCAGTTCAGAAGCATTTGCTTCCTCCGTTTCCTAACATCATCTATGCCAAATCGTTATCGAGAGAAACCCACACCATCTTGCCGTGTCCGCCGTGAAGACGGTCCCTGGCAGTCTTGTGGGGCTAACGCTCCCGAAACTATGTACGACTTCGTGCCTGGTGGAGGTTTTTGTTCACATGTCAAACGTGTTCAACCCCTCAACTACCAAATCAAGCCCTACGTGCTCACGGTTGAGGACCAAGACGTTCCGTCTTCGTTTTACCAACCGCCACCTTTACAGGAACTTGAATGGGCCAATCTCCCGTCGTCTACCGAAACTAACATCATTGTTCTCCTTGCGGAGATGGATGAAATTTTGGCAACTTTGACGTGGAAGTTTTGGAAGCACTTATCGTATGGCGCGATCACATGGGGCATCGTTCCTCTGATTTCAGAAATCGAGAGTGGTCTTAAAGCTATAAACAATATAGCTAAGTCCATAGATGGGACCCACTACGAGGCCACAACGTATACCGTCGACGAAATTGACACTGGGGTTGGCGACACTGCTCTGGATTTTCCTGGCTGTGTCCAACCCTTTTGTTCTTACGCGAAGTTCACACGTTCGGTCAAGTATCACGCTAGTGGAACAGCTCACTACCAGGAACTCGGGCTAGAATCCATGCTCGACAGATTGGGCTTTCACCCAGATCTGGCGACGCTATGGGAACTTGTTCCTTTTTCCTTTGTAGTGGACTATATATTTCCAATCGGGAAGTTCCTCGAAGGACTTCGCCGAGGCGGGTGGGTTAAGGCCGTGTATTTTGACGGCTGGATATCTGCCAAAGTTAACACTTCTGGCTATGTATACCAGGCGTCTCATACTCCGTTCCGCTCTACTCCGCATCACATACCTTTTGAGTATAATGCGTACTATCGGTATCGGAAGTCTACGGTCTTAGTAGCTCCGGAAGCTGAATTGCCATCATTTGAACTCCCAACTTTTGAGGAGATCTTTAATGTGGCCTATCTGGCTAATAAGAGACTACGTAAAATCGTACCACCAGTTCACTGGGATTGGGTCATCGAACAAGAAGACTCTTAATCTCCATTAGTTCTCTTACCACAATAGTTTCAGTTTTTATGCCTTTTGGAAACATAATCGCCCAAGGAGTTACGTACGAACCCCGCTCAGTCGGGAAGTACACTAGAAGTACAGTTGCTTTTGGACAACCGGATGATTCTTTTATCATTCGCGGCGCCAATGCGCTGTCTGGGGCTGACGTTTTACGATCAAGCGCTTCTAGAGTTCTTCAGAAAGACATAACTGAAGCCGGCCTCATCGTTCGTCGAACGATGACATTTACCGGTTCCATAGTTGTGCCTGTCGTCGGCTTTACCGCCGAAGACATTGACCGCCTTGCCACTGATATTGCGGAGTTTTTCACCGTTAATACCATAACAAGGATGCTCATGGGAGATTCTTAAACAACACAATTCATTTCTTTTCCTCGAGGCGCCAGTTTACTCAGTTATCAGTTGAGTTCACTAACCCCGCGGGGAGCATGAAACTAAATTATGTTGATCTTTTCGTGGCACTTTATGATGATTTAGGAATAGACAAAAAGTCGACTTCTTACGTCATTGATCGCCTTCGTAATGAAGGCGTTCACGTCGTAACCGTACTTTTACCCGCTTTTTCTAAGCATGTTTTATCATGTATTGAAAACGGCGAGTGGCGCGATTTTTCAAGCGCTGTTACAAAGTACAGAGGGCTCCCCGTGTTATTTCGAGGTTTCCTTACTCAGCTCTTCACTTATTCGACCAAAGATCGAAAGTTTTTGGTGCGGCCTGACGCGTGCCCAGTATCTTTGCTGGTTATACGTCAAGCTTGTGAATACTTTTACAAATTGTCACTCGATTTTACAGCGGATCAGCTAACAAAAGCTGAACGTAAGTTTATCGAAAACGACAATGAAGTATTTCAAGATGGTGATTACGACATCTCCTTTGTTGAGAAGATGAGGTCAAATTTTGAGACCTATTACCCTCGCACGTCTCGGATATCTTTCGACGACATCGTCGCGAAAGCACGTCCGGGGTCTGGAACGTTTTCAAACTGGAAAGACGGCTGGTCGTCATCCCATGACCATCAGTACGGGTGGTATGAGCGGAATAAACTTCCCGC